CCCTATACGGCGTCAGTTATGTGGCGAAATGGCTTCCGGTGATTGCCACTTACGCTTTAATGATGCAAGTCGGCGGCATTGTTTTGGCCTTGGGTGGTGGCTACTTTGTGGCCGAACACAAAGGTTACGAAAAGCGCGTGGCCGAAGATAAAGCGGAAATTGACCGCCTAAACGCTGAAGCGCGGCAAAAAGAAGCTGAACTGGCCCAAACCTTGAAAGAAAAAACCGCGGCATTACGAAAGGCAACAAATGCAATTTCTCAAAAACAAGTTGTTATTAATCAGCGCATTGACGCTGGCGAGTTGCACTTCAACACCAGTTGTCCCGTACAAGCCAGTTCAGATGCCGGAACTCCCGCCGGAAATCCAGAAAATGGAACCCAATCTGAACGAGAGATTCTTAAAACTATTAACGACATCACCACCCAAGGCGACACCGCCATCGTCAGACTTAACGCCTGTATCGACCAATACGAAACCGTGAAAGGAAAGGTAAATGCTCAACAATGACCAATTAGCAAAGTTGGGCATCAATCCTTCATGGTTGGATGGCTTAAACGAAACATTCCAGCGGTTCAACATTGCCACGCCGCACCAGCAAGCCATGTTCATTGGTCAATGCGGCCATGAATGCAACAACTTTAAAACGCTGGAAGAAAACCTAAACTATAAAGCCGCAACCTTGATGCGTTTGTGGCCGAAACGCTTTCCAACACAGGAAATCGCCAACGAATACGCCGGGCAACCACGCAAAATTGCCAACAACGTTTACGCCAACCGCATGGGAAACCGCGATGAAGCGTCGGGCGATGGGTATCGTTTCCGTGGCCGTGGCTGCGTTCAATTGACGGGTCACGCCAATTACTATCATGCCGGACAAGCCCTTGGCGTTGACTTTGTGATGAACCCCGACATGGTGGCAACGCCGCATTACGCCGCGCTGACCGCTGGTTGGTTTTGGGATACGCACAAACTAAACGCACCCGCTGACGCATGGGATTTCGTGAAATGCACCAAGATTATCAACGGCGGTTCAATTGGCCTTGCTGAACGCCGCCAACACGCTGAACACGCCTTGACCGTCTTGTCTTAAAAGGTGGAAGCCCTCAATTTGGCCTTTTAAATTCCATGCGAGAAAGCCAAAAAACCGCATGGTTCAGCATCCTTGAACGTTGGCTTAACAGGCTTCCAAAAGACAACTGCGGGTCAAATCATAAGCAAAGATTGGATTTTTTGTTCCAGTTCTTGCAAAAATAATTTGACTTCAGTTTCTAATTCGGCCACATACACCGGGTCAAACGGGACGCGCTGAATGTAAAGCTGCAAGCGTTCTGGAACTCGCGGGTCATACGAAACAAAATCCACCCATTTGCGTCCGGTACAGGCCATTTGCCATTGCATTTGGTCGTGATACTTTTTAGGGTATTTCTTGTTGATGATGGTGTCGAAATGGTTAGCCGAATTCGGACATTTGATTTCTATCGCGCCATCATCCCCGACAAGGCCATCAGGCGAAGCGCCAGCGCGTTCAATCGTTGGGTGGGATATATACCCCACTTCATCGACCATCACGTCCTTGGCTTGCTCATACGCGGCCCGAGCAAAGGGTTCTTGCATCGTTCCCCACTTCATGGCGTCGTTGGTAAAAGATTCTTCAACCGTCCCGGTCAATCGTTCACAAAGCAATTGGCTCATGTAATTGGCGCGGGATGTGGAATAACCTGATTTTGTTTTGGCTACGATGTCCGAAATGCGCGAAGCCGTGACGTTGCCGCATCGGGCGGCGAACCACTCTGGTGAACCTTGAATCATATTGCTGCTTTTTTGCGGTCTTTTAAGTCGAGAATTTGGTTTTGAAGCTGGATATTACCGCCAGCAAACTTTAGCGCGGCAAAGTAAGCCGTTTTCAGTTCATCGTGCGTTCGGGCGTTTTCCATATTGGCAAGATATGGCGTCAAATCGGCCAATGATGGGCCACCGCTGACTTGGTGGTTGTCGATTTCCACATCGATGGCTTCAGTCGGTATGCTGAAGGCTTGGAAACAAGCGTATTTGTAAGCCGTGGACATTGCTTTGTTGGTGGCCTTGTCGGACGAATCCATTGCTTCACCAAACGTTTTAACAACGTGTTTTGAACCATCTTCAACGCTAACAAAATCAAATTCGGCTTCCACCGTAACGTAGAAAAGAACCTTATTGCTGGCGCTGACCCGTTCCGCACAGGTTCGGTTTAAAACACGCGGCAAGATGCAAAGGCCATGTTTTGGTAGCAGTTCAGCCAAGGCGTTATAAACGTCATCGATGCCGCGAAAATGGTAAATTGAACCAGAATCGGTTTTGCGGTTTTTGGCGATGCCACGCACCGACAAAGCGGCTTGAACGTCGCTGATTGCTTTATAAACTTTCATTTTTTGTAAAACTCCGATTCGCAAAGTTCATCCAAGCGCATGAAAGCGTCCATCAATGGGTCTTTTGTGGCCTTGACCACATCCGCGCTGGCTTGATTCAGCAAACTCATTGTGCTGGCGATAAGCTGTCGGGCCACGAATGGCGTGATGTCTGAATCTTCAATTTGCCGAAGTTGGCTTAAAACGCCATAAAGCGTTCGGTTCGTATGGTCCATTGTCATGTCCTGTTTTGTTGATGGGACGTTCATTGTATAGTAAACTGAACGGATGACAAAAGAAATTGCAATTAAATTGGCAGGTGGGTCGAACGCATTGGCCCGACTGTTGGGCATCACAAAAGGCGCGGTGTCGCAATGGAAGGCCATTCCAAAGGGTCGGCTTTACGACTTGCGGAACTTGCGGCCCGAATGGTTTTATTGATATACAATGTTTTGAAACACGGCTAGGTTTGAAGTCATGAGCAAACCGAAAAGCGTACTCCCCGCCTGCCGCCGTTTCTTTCTGGGAGTTTTGCGGAGATGCCTTATGGCTAAAAAAACCTATGCGGAAAAATTATTAGACCCACGTTGGCAACAACTTAGGTTAAAAGTCTTTGAACGGGATAACTGGCAATGTCGTGGTTGCGAAAGCAACGATAAAACACTTCATGCACATCATCCGGTTTATCGACCCTATGCTGAAGGTCCTTGGGATTACGATGCAAGTGAAATCATCACTTTGTGCGCTGATTGCCATGAAGACCAACACATATCACTTGAAAGCTCGCACGCCAATGCTTTGTTGGCTTTGGTTCGCGCTGGATATTGGAATGCTTACGACATGGATGCTTTGTCGGATATTTTTAGCGTATTAAAAAAATCAGACATTGACCACTTATTTTTGGAGAGAATCCATGCAGATTAAACCAAAAAATTGGAATCAGTTTCAGCATTACAAAGACCGTTGCCCACCTTGGATAAAACTACATCGTGATTTGTTAAACAATCGTGATTTTATGCGCTTGCCACTTGCTAGCAAGGCGCTTGCCCCTATGCTTTGGTTGCTAGCAAGCGAATCAAAAGACGGTTTGTTTGATGGGTCACTTGATGAACTTGTTTTTCGATTGCATATAACCGAAAAAGAATACAATGATGGAATCAAGCCTTTGATTTTAAAAGGGTTTTTTATTGTTGAAAGCGAAGTGCTAGCAGAACGCTTGCAAGTCGCTACACCAGAGACAGAGAGAGAGACAAAGACAGAGGCAAAGAAAGAGAGAAAGAAAGAGGCATCGACTATCGTCGAATGCCCATCTTTTGTTTCGGTAACGGTTTGGCATGATTTTTTAAGAATGCGAAAAACAATGAATAAGCCATTTTCTGAAACGGCTTTGAAATTGATTATTCATGAAGCCGAAAAAGCCGGGTGGTCTTTGGAAAATGCGTTGGCTGAATGTTGTGCGCGTGGCTGGCAATCTTTTAAAGCTGAATGGGTACAGGATAAAACTTTAAGCAAGACAGGCCAAACAAATCAAACGGTCATGTCTGGATTAACTCGCGGTCTTGTTGGAGGTGGCTCAAATGTCAAATTATTGTCCCGATGATTTTTGTTCCCCGGACGAAGGGTTAGACTACATTTTTGTTTACATGGGCAGCGTCTACGGCGCATCGTTTAATCGGCATTGGGAAGGCATGGAACTCGCAATGGTTCGGGATGTCTGGAAAGACGTTTTGGGACGATTCTTGACCTACAAGCCAAGCCTTGATTTTGGTTTGCGGCAAATGGACGCTGATTTCCCGCCAAGCGCGATTAAATTTCGCAATATGTGCAACGCTGGACCCGAAATTCCGGTGAAGCCAGTTCCGCAAATCGAACGGCAATCGACGGTTCACGAACAAATCAAAGCCGCCGAAGCCAAAGCAAAATTGCGGGAATTGGTCCAACAAATGAAAATGAAGGTATGACCCGCCAAGAAGCCAACCGTATCTTGGATAAGCTCAAGGACGGGCAACCAATACCCCAACACATGATTGAACTGGCACTTTTAGAAACTGAAGAATATGGACAACACCGAATTGGAATTTATGCGGCAATCGGAAGCGCGGGAATGGAAAGCGCGATTCGACAAGAAGGCCAAGGAATTGGGCCGCAATGAGGCGATTGCTTGGTGGAAGGACACAATAAGGGAAATCGAAAAAAAGCGCGGCAAAACAGAGGCAAACGCCCTTGTTGAACGAATCACGCAATTAAGGACGCGCCGGATATGACTTTTTACGTTGGACAGGTCAAAAAAAAGTGGTCGAAAGATTGGCGAACCGTGGTCATGAATGCCGAATTGTTGGATGCCGCCGTATCAAAAACGCTGGCGCTGGCAATCAAGGACGAAACGATGGCCCGTGTTTTCCAAGCCAGCGATGAACGTTGGGACGAAATCAAAGTGGTTTTTTCAAAAGGAGACAAAGATGGACGATTGGACGCCTGAGATGGACGAAGCAATGAAAAACATTTCCGCAAAAGCCAACAAAGGTCAAGTCGGTGGCATTCATTACGTCGCCATGAAAATTCAACCTTGGGAAGTGATGGAATCCGTTTTGACCCGTGACGAATTCATAGGGTTTCTCAAAGGCAACGTAATCAAATACAGCATGAGACAGGGACGCAAACCCGATGCGCTGGATGACGCCGAAAAAGCCCATCATTACCGCATGAAGCTGAAAGAAATGTTGGACCAATGAGACGCGCCGCCAAAGTCGATGCGAACCAAAACCGCATTATTGACGCTTTGCGTTACGCTGGCGCTACCGTTCAATCACTTGGGCAAGTTGGCGGTGGTTGCCCTGATTTGCTTGTTGGCTACAAAAGGGTGAACATTCTGATGGAAGTTAAGGACGGGGACAAAGCGCCAAGCGCCCGCACGTTACGCGAAAGTCAAATGACTTGGTGGTCAGAATGGTCCGGCGCACGACCGTTTTTGGTCGAATCCGTAGATGATGCTTTGCAAGTTTTGAAGAAAATTAGGGAAAACCCCTAAAAAAAAGTTGAAAAAGACTTGAAGTGTTTAGAAAACTAAACTATAATTAAGTCATCGACAACACAAAATAGGACAAAACCATGAAATACAAACTTGACGTAAAACGCGATGTTGACACCGACGAACCCGGCGTATACATATTGAACTTGCCAAACGGGTTCAGATTTCGTTATGACCCAATGGACATTTGCCACACTTACGCATACGACAGCATGAAAGAATTGCGTGAAGAAATCAAGTTTTGGGTTGAACCATGCGACTGCAAGGCTTGCCAATGAACACACAAATGCTACAACGCGCACGTCGCAATTTTGACCGACCCGACATCGAGCGCCACTTGGTTCGGCACAATATTCGCGCATGGGTTAGGTCGGTCCGAATCCTTGGCGACAAATGGCTTTTGGCACATCAAATCACACGATTGGAAACAAAATGATTCTTGAAAAAATCTTGGACTATGGGTTGGCGGTAATCATTGCCGTTTTGTTGGCTTGGTTCTTGGCGGTGGCTTTGGTATGACTGACGAACAAATCATTGAGATGGCTAAACAGGCTGGCGCTATACCAATTCACAAAGACTTTGAACAGTTGGCGCTAATAGGAACTGAAAATGTGAAAGCTTTTGCCAAACTGGTAGCACAGCATGAGCGTGAGGCGTGTGCAAAGATTGTTGAATTAAACGCTGATGCGTGTCGGTCAGATAACGTTGCACAAATGATTCTCTACTCAAATGCAGTAGCAATCCGAGCAAGAGGTTAATCATGACTGACGACTACGACTTTGACATAGAAGAACTGCGCCAAGAAGTAGCCGCTGAAAAGCGCTATTACAACCAGCTTATTCGCCACGCTAACCCGCAAGACCCTGACTATCCAGAGATGGGGGATGATGATGAGTAAAGACGAAGCCCTACGCCTTGCATTGGATGCGTTGAAGGAATTAGTGGCTCAGACGGAGGGGCGTTTCTTTTGCATGAAACATGACCACGTTGCACTTCAAAACGCACGCTATGCAATTGCAAGAGCACGAAAAGCATTAGCACCGATTGAAATCGAAACAGAATTAGCGTTGCAAGAATTGCATGATGAAAACGAGCGACTTGGCCTTTATAAAGATGCTTACGGGGAACAGCCAGCACCTGTGCAGGAGCCGCTATCAAGGGAAACTGTGATGCAGATGGCGCATGACGTTGGGTTTGATCTTGAGCCGACGAGAAACATGCTTATTGAAGTGCGTGGGCAACATGCGCAACTCATCAATCTGGCACGATCTATTGAGGCGGCGCACGGAATTACAAAAGGAAAATAAATGAAAACTGAAAAACTGCAACCAACCGACCCAGTGGCATTTCTTTATACGCTTGAATACGGAAAAACTGTTGTCGATAAAAAAGTTTCTATTGATCAATTGAATTACCCGTTTGGCGTTTGTGGTGCTGACTATCAGGCGCAAAACGAAGATGGCGTTAGCTATGTCAGGCAAACGCCCCTTTACACCCGCCCAAAGGAATAGCCATGAATAAAGACGAAGCCAAACTCAAGGAGAAGAACACATGAACGTCATCAATACAATACAAAACTTTTTTACCAAAGAAATGCTAAACGCCCGCGCATCCGACCCCATAACATCACATCAAGCTGCCGCACAAGCGCCAGACGTGGCCGCAAACCACATTCCGCGTATCTTGGAAGCCTTGGACGAATACGGACCAATGGGCGCGTCAATGATTGGCTATGTCGCCAACCTAGACAAAAACCAAATCAGTCGCCGCCTTAAAGAAATGCAAAAGATGGGTTTGATTGAACTGACCGGAAACATCGTCAAGTCAAATTCCAACCGCAACGAACGCGAATGGAAAATTGCCAACGACATGGACCGGGTTCAAGTCATACATTTGGGCTTTGGGAATGCGTAAACGGACAAACCGCAAGCATTATGCGCTGATAGACCCGATTGCCCACGCTATTGCTGGCGCGGCCATTACGACTAAGGACGCATTGGACAAATTGCGGGTTTTGGAACTGTCGGCGCTTGAATCACTTAGCAAAGGCAAAGCAACCGTGGCCGATTGGCGAGCGTTAACTGATATGCTGAACTTGGCTCAAACAATGGGACTAAACGGCATCGGACCCGAAGTTCTGCCAATTTGTGATGTGGCGCAAGCGGAACTGTTGGCCGCGGCGCAAAGATACGAAAAAACCAAATCAATGGTGACGACTGCAAAAGGTTTACAAGCATTGCGTGATTTGTATGAATACCACGATTTACAGCGTTCAAGTGTTTCACGCGCCGAATACGAACGCATGATTAAAAAAACCCGCGATTATATTATTTCAAATAATCAATATGTGGTCGAGGTGGTATAATGAAAGTAATTCTGCATGACCCCAAACAGGCGCATGAAGTTTTATTAAACATTTGGCCGAAAATCAAAGACGCATTATCTAACAACAGGCGATTGGAAATGATAATACAAGACGAAAAACGGACGAATGACCAAAATGCGTTATTTCACGCAATCATTCACCAGATTGCAAAAGAAGCCGAACACATGGGCGCAAGATGGGACACCGAAAGCTGGAAGCGTTTTTTAGTTGACCAATTTTCCAGCGAAGTTTTCCACAAATCTGGCCGTGTTGTTCCAAGCCTAGACAATCAGCGCGTGGTACAGCTTGGACTACAAACCCGAGACTTCAGCAAACAAGAAGCCACCGAATTCACAGAATGGTTGCTTGCATGGGCCGCAAACGCGGGAAT